CCGGTGCGGCAAGCCGATGGCGCGAAGTGAGCGCGCCACTGCCGCACCGCATCGCGCCGACTAGTGCACGGCGCGCTCGCCGCGAGTACGCGGCGGTGGGGCGGGTACGTCCGCCCCACACCCCCGGCGCGGCAAGCCGATGGCGCGAAGTGAGCGCGCCACTGCCGCGCCGCATCGCGCCGACTAGTGCACGGCGCGCTCGCCGCGAGTACGCGGCGGTGGGGCGGGTACGTCCGCCCCACACCCCCGGCGCGGCAAACCGATGGCGCGAAGTGAGCGCGCCACTGCCGCACCGCATCGCGCCGACTAGTGCACGGCGCGCACAGTCCAGCGGTAGGCCGGATGGACGCGGGACGCGGCTTTCAGCCCGCCCGCGCCACCGGCCCATTCGTTGTGGGTGCGCCCCCCCCCAAGCCCCCTACAACCTTCCCATGTTCGACTACACGCAACTTGCGTATAAAACGGTTGTGCTATAAGATTCCACTTATGCACATGGATCGCGCCGCGCAGGCCGCCGGCCTGCTCCTCATCCTGCTCCTGGCCCTGGCCTACACCCTCGCCTTCCACGTCGCACGCCGCCTCGCCATCCCAGCCGATTTCTGTGCCCCCTCACAAAACCCGCGCCGCGCGTAAGCCAAAGGGCGCCCAGCCCGGCAACGCCAACGCCCGCAGGCACGGCGTCTACGCCGCGCCCCCTCACCCGCTCCTGACCATCGCCGACATTCTGGCCGACGCCCAGGCGCGCCAGGCGCAGCTCTCCGCCTACATCGACGCCACACTCACCGACCCCGAGGGGGCAGACACCGAGACAGTCGTCAAGCTGCTGGGGCTGCACGGCCAGAACGCCAGCCGCCTCGGCCGCCTGCTGCGCGACCAGCGCGCCCTCACCGGCGCCGCCGCCGACGGCATGGCCGCCGCCATCGGCCAGGCCCTGGACGAGCTCAGCACCGAATGGGGAGTCGAGCTGTGAACGGCGGCAAACTCCTCGCCGCCTCGCTCCGCCGACTCTTCCCGGCGCCGCCCCACCCAGGCCAGTCCGACGAGCCGCCCGGCCCCGACCACGCGCAGCTCAACCGCATCGAGCAGCTGCTGCTCAGCCAGAACCGGCTGCTGCTGTTCACCATCCTCGGCGTCGTCGCCGAACTTCTGTTCAAACTCGTCAAACCATGAATGATCGAACTCACCGCAGACCAGAAGTTCAAACTAGCCAGGGAATTCCTGAGCAGCATTCGACCGTTCAGCGGGCTCGTCATCCGGCGCAAGCTCTACCGCTATCAGGCCGAGGCGGCCAACGCCATCTTGCGCTCCGTCATCTTCCGGCAGGGCCGCGAATTCGCCGTGCTCTTCCCGCGCCAATCCGGGAAGAACGAAACCCAGTCGCAGATCGAGGCCTACCTCCTCAATGTCTTCAACCGCACTCCCGGCGCGCAGATCGTCAAGGCCCAGCCAACGTTCAAACCGCAGGCGATCAACGCCATGATGAGGCTGGAGCGCGCGCTCGACAACTGGGTCAATCGCGGCCAATGGAAAAAGCGCGAGGGCTACATCTTCCAACTCGGACAGGCGTTGATCACGTTCTTCTCCGCCGAGCCGTCCGCCTCCGCCGTCGGCGCATCGGCGACCCTCATGCTCGAAGGCGACGAAGCCCAGGACATTCAAGAGTCGGAGTGGGGAAGGAAGTTTGAGCCCATGATGGCCTCGACCAACGCCACCATGGTCCTATGGGGCACCGCCTGGACTTCCCAGACCCTCCTCGCCAGGACCATCAAGCGCCTGCGCGAGGCCGAGATCCGCGACCACGTCCAGCGCGTCTTCCTCGTCACCCCCGACCAGGTCTCCAAAGAGAACCCGGCCTATGGCGACTTCGTCGCCCGCCAGGTCGCCAAGTACGGCCGCAATCACCCACTCGTCAAGACTCAGTATTACAACGAAGAGATCGACGCTGACGGCGGCATGTTCCCCGCCGCCCGGCGCGCGCTCATGGTGGGCAGCCACCCGCGCCAGGCGCAGCCCCGCCCGGGCAGCGTCTACGCCTTCCTGCTCGACGTCGCCGGAGAAGACGAGGGGGCGACCGGCGACAAGGTCGGCCTGGCCGCGCTCGAACACCCCGAGCGCGACGCCATCGCGCTGACCATCGTCGAGGTGGACCCCGCCACCGTGAGCGATCCCCTCGTCGCCGCCCCCTCGTACCGCGCCGTGGATCGCCGCCTGTGGATCGGCGTCAAGCACACCACGCTTTACTCGACTCTCGTGCGCCTGGCTGTGGATTGGCGCGCCCGCTTCCTGGTCGTGGACGCCACCGGCGTAGGCGCCGGGCTGGCGAGCTTCCTCGACAAAGCCCTGCCCGGCAAGGTGCTCCCCTTCATCTTCAATTCCGCCACCAAGTCCCAACTCGGCTGGCAGTTCCTCGCCATCGTCGAAACCGGACGCTGGCAGGATTGGGCCATACCCGAGGGGGCAGACGACCCAGAGTCAGCGACCTTCTGGCGCGAGCTCGAGTTCGTCCAATACGAAGCCGGGCTACACCAGACTCTCAGGTGGGGCGCGCCCGCCGGCGCGCGCGACCCCGCCACCGGCCAGCTCGTTCACGACGACACCGTGATCTCCGCCGCGCTCAGCGCCGTGCTCGACGAGCAGGAGTGGACGCCCGCCGCCGGCCCGGGCTTCGTCGTCCCCGGCCGCGACCCGCTCCAGGACATTGACCGTGGCGCATAAGAAGCCCAAGCTGTCCCGCGCGATCCAGAAAGAGATCGACCGCCGCGTCGCCCTGGCCGTCGCCGAAACCGACTCCACCTTCATGATCGGCGCCCGCGCCGCCTCCTCGCAGAACTGGCGCGACCGCTACGACTACAAGCGCGAAGAAATCCTGCTCGACGCCCTGCTCGTCTGGCGCGACAACCCGCTCGCGCGCCGCATCGTCGAGCTGACCACGCAGTACGTCGTCGGCGACGGCCTGGTCCCCGCCTGCAAGCACGAGGAGACCGCCGCCTTCCTGAAAAAATTCTGGTCGCACCGCCTCAACCGCATGAACATTCGCAGCATGGAGCTATGCGACGAGCTCACCCGCTCCGGCAATCTCTTCATTTTGCTCAGCACCGACGACGCCGGCATGTCCTACGTCAGGGGGGTCCCGGCCTGCGACGTCGACCACATTGACCACGTCAAAAACGACGTCGAGCAGCCCACCTTCTTCCATCCGAAGATGACCCTACAAGACCCGGACCCGAAGCCCTGGCCGGCCTACGACGAAGACCGCGACGCGCCGACGCCCGCCGGCCACTTCCGCCCCGTCGTGCTCCACTACGCCGTCAACCGCGCTGTCGGCGCGCAGTGGGGCGAGTCGGATCTCGGCCCGCTCGTCCGCTGGCTCACCCGCTACGACGCCTGGTTGGAAGACCGGGTCCGGCTCAACCGCCACCGCCAGGCCTTCATCTGGGACGTGGCCGCCAAGTTCGACAACGAGACCGCGCGCAAAAAGCGCGAAGCCGAACTCAATCTCAACCCGCCCAACCCCGGAAGCTTGAACGTCCACGACAACAGCGAAGTGTGGGACGTCAAATCGCCCCGGCTCGAGTCCGCCGACGCCGAGAAGGACGGCCTGGCCGTCAAGAAAATGATCGCGGCCGGGTCGGCCAATCCCATGCACTTCCTGGCCGAACCCGAAGGCTCGACCCGCACCACCGCCGAGCAATCCGGCGGGCCGACCTTCCGCCACTACGAGCAGCGCCAGCTCTGTTTCCGCTGGATGATCGCCGACGTGCTCCACGTCGCGCGCCTGCGCCGCGCCCTGGCCGGCGGGCGCGTCAGCGCCCGCGAAGAGATCAGCGTCGGCGCTTCCGACATCTCCGGGCGCGACAATGCCGCCCTGGCCGTCGCCGCTTCTACGATCGTGGCCGCGTTCAAGGAACTGCGCGACCGCCAACTCGTCGACGACGCCGAACTGCTGCGCCTGTCCTACAAATTCGCCGGGGAGATCATCGACGTCGAGGAAATGCTCGCCCGCGGCGCAGCCGCCCCGCCGCCAAAATCTGCCCCCTCAAATCCCAAATCTGCAATCCCCACGGTCAAGCCCACTGACCCCGACGTGGACGCCGACGTGGAAGAACCCGACAAAGAGAAGTTAGCTCACGACCGCAGAAACGGCCACGGAGTGCCTCCGTGAAAAAGTACGAGTGGAAAGCCAGGGTGGACGCCGACACCTGCGATACCTGCCGCACGGCCAATGGTCAGGTCCACACCCGGCCCGATTGGCAGAAGTCCCACCTGTGGGCCCCTGGCAAGGGCACACTCTGCGGCGACAATTGCCGCTGTGAGATGGAAGAAACCGACGCGCCGGAAAGCGGCGACCTCTCCAGCATCCCAACCCGCAAGAAGGAGTCCACGATGCCCGAACTTGTCGAACAGCACGCCGCCTTCAGCGCCCGCGCCCGCCTCACCCGCGAAGGCGACTTCGAGGTCGTCGGCATCACCGCCGGCCACGCCAACGGCTGGAACTTCTCCGCCGCGGCCATCCAGGCCAGCCTGCCGCTGTGGGATCACCTCGACTGCTTCGTCAACCATTCCTGGTGGATGCGCGATCTCCGCGACCTGGGCGGCTCCTACTACAACCAGCAGTGGGACGAAGAGCTGCAGGGCATTACGCTCTCGCTCCGCCCGCTGGGCCCCAGCGGCCCGCTCGTGCGCCAGCTGGGACAGGAGATGCTCTCCGAGGCCGAACCCAAGCCCGACGTCGGATTCTCGCTCGACCTGTACTTCACCGCCTCCGGCGTTGAAGTGATCCAAATCCTGCGTATCGCCACGCTCGACCTGGTGTACGACCCCGCGCGCGGCGGGGCATTTCTCCGCGCTCTGAATCAGTCGCAAGAGTGGAGGCTAAATCACATGAGCGACAACACTTCCCCCGCGCCAGCCGCGCCGCCCGCGCCCGCGGCTGGTTCCAGCACCGCCCAGGCGCAGATGCAGAAGGACGCCGACGCGCTGCGCGTGATCCTCAACGCGCAGGAGCAGCAGACCGCCATGACCGCCGAGGTCGAAAAGATGCGCGCCATCCGGCTGCAGGCCTGCGCCCACCTGCTCGACACCGGCCTGGCCGCCTCGAAGCTCCCTGCCCCATCGCAAGCCGCCGTCCGCAAGCAGTTTGCCGGCCGCGTCTTTGACCCGCCCGAGCTCACGGCCGCGATCGACGACGCGCGCGAGCTCGTCAGTCAGCTCACCGCCGGCGCTGCGGTGCAGGGGCCCGGGCGCATCAGCGCCATGTTCAACGGCGAAGACGCCATCCGGGCCGCCGTGCACGACCTGTTCAACGTCGCCCGCGATCCGGCCCTGCAGGCCCTCAAAGTCGCCAAGCTCGACGGCATTCGCCAGCTCTACCTGATGTTCACGGGCGACCGCGACTTTCACGGCGGCTACTACGCCGAGCACGCCCAACTCAACACTGGCTCGTTCGCGTCCATCGTCGCCAACGTGATGAACAAGGCCGTCGTCACCCGCTGGAACGAACTCGGCCGCGCCGGCTACGACTGGTGGACCAAGATCGCCCACGTCGAGCACTTCACCAACCTGCAGCAGATCCGCTGGCTCATCACCGGCACGATCGCCAGCCTGCCCGTCGTGGCCAAGGGCGCGGAGTACACGCCCCTCATGATCGGCGAGGGCCACGAGCTCAGCTCGTTCGTCAAGTACGGCGGCTATGTCGGGATCGACCTGGAGGACATCATCAACGACGACACGCGCAAGATCGTCCAGACCCCGCGCGAGCTCGCCAACGCCGGCATCCGCAACATCTCCAAGGAAGTCGCCGACCTGTTTACCGACAACGCGGCCATCGGCCCCACGCTCGTAGACGGCGGCGCGCTCTTCAACAGCACAGCCGTCACGACCGCGGGTGGCCACTTGAACCTGCTCACGACTGCGCTCGGAACCACCTTCGCCGCCTGGGACGTCGTCGCCGCCGCCGTCTACAACCAACCCATGCTCGTCTCGAACGACGCCGGCTACATCGGCACGGGCGCGAAGCTCGCACTCGATCCCAAGTTCTGCCTGGTCCCGCGCGCGCTCAAAGGCCAGGCCGAAGCGCTGTTCATCCCGCGCTGGTCAGGCGTCGTCGAAGCCGGCATTGCCGCCTCCGGAGGCCCGACCTACGGCGGCGCGGTCGTGCCCATCACCGTCCCCGAGTGGACCGACGCCACCGACTGGGCCGCCGTCTGCGACCCGATGCTCGTCCCCGGCGTCTGCATCGGCGAGGCCTTCGGCCTGATGCCCGAAATCTTCGTGGCCGGCGATGAACTCTCCCCCGCCGTGTTCATGAACGACGAATTTAGAGTCAAAGTCCGGCACCACGTCGCCGTCGGCGTCGCCGACTTCCGGCCCATGCACAAGAGCAACGTGGCATAATTGCAGAGGGCCGGGCAGGCTGTGCTCGTCGAAGCCCGCCCGGCCCAATCTGCAATCTCAAATCTGCAATTCCTAGTAGCCCGGCCCCCACGGGGCAGGAAAGAAAGCAGGAACCATGAACGCCTTCAGCAACGCTTACTTCTACACCACCCTCGCCCTGGCCGCGCTCGTGCTCGGCGCGATCCTGATCGCGCTCGTCCAGGCCGCCGCCAGCGGCCAGCTCACCCTTGCCGGCCTCAGACGCTGGTTTGCCATCTCCAACCGCTTCGGCCCCGAACTCGGCGGCTACGTCTACGACACCGCCATGAGTCAGTTTATCCCACCCAGCGACATCCTCAAGACCGCTGGCACCTGGACCGACACCGTGGGCGGCGTCGCCAATACCTACATGCAGCGCCGCTCCGCCGCCGACGCCACCGCGATCCTGGTCATCCCCATCGCCATCCCGCAGAACTCCGTCGCACAGAAAGGCGGATACCTCAAGACGATTGACATCTGGTACGACGTCACCACCGCCGCCATGGACGCCGTGACTGCGCTCGTCACCCGCGCCACCCTGCCTGCCAACACCGTCGCCTTTGGCGCCGTCGCCGCGCCGGCCTTCACCTACGACGCCGGCCACGACACCGCCGCCGAGCGCCTGACCCTCGATCAACACAAAATGACGCTCACGATCACGACGCCCTTGTGGCTGGACGACGACGACGAGGTCTACGTCGAACTCACCATCGACGCGGCTCTCACCAGCCTCTTCGACATCTACGGCGCGCGCGCCAACTTCAACCTGCGGCTGTAGAGGATGACCACCCACTAAAAACCACCCCCTAACGCGGGGCAAGACGGCGAGGATCCGCGCTGTCTTGCCCCGCCCCGGAGCCCTCATGCCCAAGAAAGCGCCCCTCCCCCTCACCGACCGCCTGCCCGCGCCGCTGCTGACCGCCTGCCACATCCTCGGCGTCAAGCCGGAGGACGTGCTCGCGCACCGCGTCAAAGACAACGGCGATCTCGCCATCGTCGTCAACCAGGGACAGAAGTTCGTCTTCACCGAAGAAGAGCTCGACCATCCCAAAGCCGCGCGCGCCCGACTGCGCGCCGAAGGCAGGCGCGTCCTCCCGCCGCTCGACCCGGCCAGGCTCGCCTTCAATCCCAAGATCGACGATGGCCTGCCCAACGACGATTGACTCACTGACTCACTGACTCACTGACCCACTGACCCACTGACCCAATGCCTTCAACCCTCGCCCAGTTCCGCACTCGCATCGCCGCCCGCCTGGTGGACGCCTCCAACGCCGTCTGGTCCACAACCACGCTCGACGAGGCCCTCCTGACCGCGCTGCACGACTACAGCCGCGTCCATCCCAACACGACCGAGACCGTTATCACCCTCCCCGGCGACGGGCGCGAGATCGCGCTCAGCGCCCTCACCGGGCTGCTCGACGTCTCCGAAGTCTGGTGGCCCTACGACTCCACCCCCGCCGAAGAGACCTGGCCCCCCAACCGCGTGGGCGGCTTCAGACTGTGGTGGGACCTGGGCAGCCCGGTCCTCTTCCTCGACACCGCCGACAACGACCAGCCCCAGCTCAACGACGAGCTCCGCCTGTGGTACAGCCTGCTCCACACCATTCAGAACCTCGACTCCGGGGCGATCACCACCGTGCGCCCCGACCACGAATCGGGCCTGGTCACCGGCGCCGCCGCCTACGCCGCGCTCAGCGAAACCGTCGATCAGGTCGGCCAGGTCCACATTGACCCCGACGAGACCAAGACCTTGCAGACCTGGGGCGCGGCCCGGCTCGTCGAGTTCAACGCCTGGCTCGAAACGCTGCGCGCCCAGTCCGCCCGCTCCGGCAAGCCCTGGGCCGACCAGGGTTGGAGGCTCGACAAGTGGGACACGTCCAACCCATAACAGAGTACAATCCATTGAAATCTGCCATCTGAAATCTGCCACAGAAAGGACATTCAATATGGAAGGCCTGCTCGCTCTCGCTGTTCTGATCCAAAGCGCCGTTGAATATCTCGCCGCGCCGATCTTCGAAGCGCATCCGCAGTGGAACAAGAACTATCAACGCTACATCGCGCTCGCGTTCGGGCTGGCCGTCGCCGTCCCCGGCAAGCTCAACGCCTTCGCCTTCATGCCCGGCCTGGCCGACGTGCCCCAGTTCGTCGGCTACATTTTCACCGGCGTCTTGCTGGGCGGCGGCGCGGTGCTGCTCCACGAAGCCCTGGCCAAGAAAAACGGGTCTGCCCCGCTCTTGCGCCCTTCCGCACCCACCGCCGAGATGCCGCGCGTCCGGCGCAACTGATTGGCTGACCGCTGGCTCCCCCTCCGACTGGCGGCCAGCTCCTCCTTTGGGCGGGGCGGCGCGCTCCCGCCGCCCCGCCCCACTTCACATGGCGCCCTCAGCCCCCACGGCCCGTGACCTGCTCCCCGCCCTCGCCGACGGCGCGACCGCGCTCAAGCTCCTCGCCCGCGAGTGCATCTACCACGAACGCCGCTACGCCCGCGGCCACCGCGATCCCGACGCCGTGAACGCCCACGCCCGCTATGCGCGCCTCCGCCGCCACGCCGCCATGCTCACCGCCCACGCCGACGAACTGGCTCACGACGCCGCCCGCGCGAAGTACAAAGAGCTCCGGCCCGATGAAGACCATTGACGCCGCCCTCACCGCCGCCCAAAAAACCGGAGCGGGCGCAGCCCTCATGCGCGCCACCCTGGCCGACAACAGCCATCTCCATCCGGCTTCCTTCAACGCCGGCGCGCCCGCCTTCTCCGCCGCCGTCAACACCGGGACCGAGATCGTCCGCGTCCGGGCCATCGGCGGGGCGATCGACGTGCAGCGCATCACCGACCCCACCGTCGCCGCCAACTGGACGTCCTGGACCGCCCTCGTCGCCAGCGGCGTGATCAACACCAACGCCGCGCTGTTCTGGACCGGGACCTACGTCGTGCTCGTGTGGGAGAAGACCGGCAACCTGCTGCGCTATCGCCGCTCCGCCGATGGCGGGCAGACCTGGTCGGTCGAGGCCGCCGCCTACGCGCCCGCCGCCGCGCTCGACGCCTCCGGCGCGATCGCCGGCGTCTCCGGCGGCGCAGCCCAGTCCGGAGTCTTTTGGGGCATCGCCGGCGTGCTGTATTGGGGCCTCTACAACCCCGCCGCCGACACCTGGGCCGCCGCCGCCTCCAATGCCCTCGCCGCGACCACCATCGCCGGCCTGGCCGCCGCGTGGGACTCGGCCAACTCCCGCTGGCTCATCGCCGTCACCGCCAACTTCACCTCCATCGGCTACAACGCGCTCGCGCTCCTCACCCGCTCCGCCGCCGGCGCCTGGTCGTCGCCGCGCATCTGGTACCGCATGGCCGGGCTGAACCAGACTATCACCATGCTCTCCTTCAGCCAGGCCAGGATCAACGGCTACTGGTGGCTGAGCGCAACGCTCCACCGCGAGTGGGCCACCGACGACGACGTGGCTCATTACACCGCCTCCGACGACGGCCAGGCCTTCGAGGACTTCCAATCGCTCGGCGCGGTCGCCAACGCCCCCCTCGTGATCCTGGCCGCCATGTCCGGCTACGTGTGGATGGCCATCGGCAACCTGATCTATCGCTCCGCCGCTCAAACCTACTGGACGAACAAGTCCCTTACCCATTACCTGTTGGATACATTCGGCGACTTCTCCGAGATCGAGGCCACGCTCAACAACCAGGATGGGACGATCACCGAACCCAAGCCGCTGGCGCTCCTCACCCTCGAGCGCGGCTACAACGTGAATGGGACGGACTACTACGTCAGCGCGGGACAGTTCCATTTGCTCTCGTGGCACTGGGGGTCGCAAGACCTGCTGTGCGAAGTGCGCGCCGTGGACGCGCTCGGGCTGGCCGCCATCTGGCGCGCCGATCAACTCTTCCGCTGGGACAGCGAGCGCCTGGACAAGCTCGTCGAGCTCGTCTGCGCGCTGTGCGGCGTGCACACCGTGACCTTCGACGCCGCCGCCGCCTGGGACGACGTGCTCGCCTCGTTCGCCATCCAGATCGGCACGAGCGCCCTGGCCGCGCTCAAGGCCCTGTCCGCCCGCGGCAACTTCGACGCGCGCGTCAACGAAGACGGATCGCTCTACTGCTACGTCCCCACCGCCGCGCCCGCAGCGCAGTACACCTATGGCTATGCCGCCGGCCAGCACACCTACTGGCCCGGCAAGTTCGGGCGCGGCGCGCCCCCGAATCATTTGATAATTTTCGGGCTGGACGAAACCTTCACCGTCGAGAGTCTGGACCAGGCCGCCGAGGCCGACGCCGGGCGGCGTCTGCCCAACACCCACCGCGAGGAACGCGCCTCCGCCGCCGAGAACCTGGCCGTCGTCGCCAGCCGGCTGGTGCTCGCCAAGGAGATGAAGCGCACCGGACTCTTCGAAGCCCCGCCCTCCCTCTCGCTCGAACCCGGCGACGTGCTCGCCTTCGGAGATTTTTGGGAAGGCGACAACGGCCCCTGGCGCGTGCTCGGCTTCGTCGAGGAGCTCAACGGCCCCCGGCGCGACCGCAAATATTACCAGCGCGTCACCCTCCGAGGCGTCGCCTGACCGCCCGCCGCAGTTCAGGCGTCCAATCTCCAATCTCCAATCTCCAATCTCTATCCCCATGAGCCTCCTCGCCCTCGAAAACCAGACTCTCGCCAGCAAGCAGGCCCCCGGCGCGCGCCCCGGCCCGCGCCTGCGGCGCGGCCGGATCGTCTCGTTCAACTCGACGACCTGGGAGGCCAACGTCCAGCTCGACGGCTCGCACGGCGAGGTCACGGTCGACGTCGGCGACTGGGTCAACCCGGCCACGCTCGCCGTCCTGGCCAAGGTGGCCGTGCTGCTGTTCAACGAGAACGACCCCGGCGACGGGGTGATCCTCGGCGTCTACGCCACAGTCGGCGGCTGGGACTACTTCCAGCGCGACGAGGTCCCCGCCGCTCACTCTCTCACCATCCCGGCCGGCCACACGATGACCGTGCGCGGCCCGCTCAGCATCGCCGGGTCGCTCAACATTGTAGGCCGGCTGTTCGTCGAGTAGAGTAGCCCATGCCCAGCCAATTCAACCTCACCGAAGTTTCCGCCGCTCCCGCCACGCCCACCGCCAACCTGGTCGTGTTCTACGTCAAGAGCGATGGGCGCTTCTATTACAAGGACGACGCCGGGACAGAGATCGCCCTCTCCGGCGGAACGACCAACGCCCTCCTCGACGGCGTAAACCACACCGACACCCTCGCCGGGTCCGTCGTGGACGGCGACACGATCATCGGCAACGTCACGCCCAAATGGTCGCGCCTGGCCATCTCCATCCCGGCCGCCAGCGTGCGTAACGTGCTCGGCGTGGACAACGCCGAGCTCCGCCCCTCCTGGAAGACCGCCCTCGACGCGACCAACCCCGCCAACATCTCCGCCGCCCCCGCCCCCGGCACGTCGCTCATCTTCGCCCACCGCGACCACGCCCACATGATCCCCGCCGACTTCGTCACCGCCGCCATGCTCCAGGACGGCGCTGCCCTGACCGAGATCCTCGACGACGACGGCGCCGGCTCGGGCCTCGACGCCGACCTGCTCGACGGTCTCAACGGCGCCGTCTTCACCGCCGTCGCGCTGGAGTTCATCATAGACGGCGGCGGCTCAGCCATCACCACCGGCCAGAAGGGACACCTGGAAATCCCCTTCGCCTGTACCATCAGCGGCTGGACCATCCTCGCCGATCAGTCCGGCTCCATCGTCGTAGACGTGTGGAAGGACACCTACGCCAACTTCCCGCCCACCGTCGCCGACACCATCGCCGGATCGGAGAAGCCCACGCTCACCGCCGCGCAGAAGAACCAGGACCTGGCGCTGGGCACGTGGACGACGGCCGTCGCCGCCGGGGACATCCTGGCCTTCAACGTGGACTCGGTCGCCACCGTCACGCGCGTGCTCATCTCGATCCGCGCCTCCAAGACGTAATGACAAATCAAATCATCGCGCCCATCTTCGCGACCGAAGCCGACCGCCTGACGTTCCTCTCCCGGCTGTGGGGCGTAACGATCACGGATCAAGACACGCTGGATTGGGAGGCGTACAAGCTCACGCGCCCGTCGAAGCTCGTCGCCGAGAGCGAGACTGAATACTCCGAGCGGACACGGCTATGGCGTGAGGGCCGCGTACTGCGCCAGACGCATTACATCCTGGCGAAGTACGAAGGATACGCGCTGGGCAAGATCAAAGCGGCTGCTGCGACCTACCTGGACACAAAGCCCGCCCCCAACCGCACCCAGGCGCGCGAGGCGGTGCGGTTGCAATTGTCCACGAAGTGGGCTACACAGGTAGCCGAGTCAGGCGTGGACGTGGCGGCAGATCTGCTGCCGCTCGTGACCGGAATTGTCTGGTGAAATATGCCGACTGAGCAGGATTATCGTGAGTTCCTAGACTACATTGCCGGACGAGGGCCACATGCGCTCAAGGGGAATGGCATATGGACTTATCCGAACAGAGACGATCCCAACGCACAAGCAAAATATGACGCTTGCTTGGAATTGGAAAGACGCGACTTAGTCTACCGGGCTGCGGAACATCAGGGTGATGTTTTGTTCGAGGCGGTTGTGGTAAAACCCTGTCCGTTATGCCGAGCAGGAATTGACACTCGCTATATCCTGAAGCATATCGAGTACTTGCACACCGACAGCATTGTTCTTATCTATACGATGGAGAGCAATGGCTGACGCGCAAGTCCTCTATGCTGAGGATTTGGCTGGCACGACCGCCAACTCCACTATCTGGGTGAGCACCCTGGCCAGCATCCCCGCCGGTTCGTTCACCGCGAACAAACGCTACCTCATCCTGGCGCACATCATTCTAACCAACACGGGCAGTTCGTCGAATGCCCGCGCCCGATTGAGACACGCGACGACCGTCTTTGCCGACGCGACGCTGAGCGCCGAATTGACGGCGGACACCCAGGAGCACGAATATTTTTTTCTTTTCGACTTCACTCAGCCCGGCACGACCGAGTTGATCGACATTCAAATCTCGAATGACACCGGCGCGAACGTCATCACCTGCCGGATCGCGCAGATTTTGGCGCTCAAGCTCGACGACGATTTTGTGAGCGGTACGGATTATCATTGGAACGAAGTACTGGCCGATTACACGATCACAGCCACGCCCACGGCGCAAGCCATCACCGCCAGCTTTACCCCGAACGGGACGGATCGCTGGCTCTTCGTCGGCCACATGATCCACGATGTTGTGACGATTGTGGATGAGATCGGGTTTGAACTCTACGACTCAGTCGCGGGGGTGCTCAATTCCTGCCAGGCCGAGGGCGAGGACGCCACGAACGACGTGCGGGGCGACAACCTGTATTGGGTTGGCGTGCCGACTAACGCAGCGCGCACGATCGCCGTCCGCCCCTTCGAGGAAGCCGGGTCGAACGTCGCCCTTGCCACGAGAGTTTTCGCAATCAATCTGAGCAAGTTCGCGCAGAGCGCCAGCGCCTTCAACGCCGCCGAGGTTGACCCAGCCACGACGCCGGACTACACCACGCTGGCGACGGTCGCGCCGACGCCGACGAACACCGGCAGTTGGGTCTACCTGGGATTTTCGACTCAGGACGTGAACGAGACCGCGACTGATTTCGAAACGCGCATCCAGGTCAACGCCGATGGAGTCGGGCTCGTTTCCGATCCGGCCTATCCGACGACCGCGCCCAGCATTGACCAATGGGATCCGCTCGACGAAGTGCCGCACGCGATTTTCAATTTGACCACGTTGAATTCCGGCGGCGCGCGGACGATCAATTGGGACTGCCGCCAGGTAGCAGGCACGACCGGCAGGATGGAGGACAACGGCCTTGTCGCGTTCAGCGTGGCGCTGGCGGGCGGCGCGCCGCCCGCCGTAACCCGCTCCCGCGGCCTCGTCGTCGGCTGATGCCCCGCGTCCAATTCCTCACCCTCGCCGTCGAAGGCGACCTCGACCCCGCCCAGCTCGCGCACGCCGTCGCCGCCACGCTCACGCTCAACATCGTCGAGGCCCCTGCCCCGCCGACCCTCCTCGAAGCGCCGCCGCTCCTGGTCGTGCGCGCCTACGTCAACGCGCCCGTGCCGGTCTACGTCGCTCCCGACCCCGAGGCGCGCCGCTGGACGGTCAACCCGCCGCTCTTCGTGGACGTGCACGAAATCCGCGGCTCGTGGTGGAAGGTCTACCCCGCGCCCGGCCGGCCTGGCCGCGAACTCTGGCTCCACGGCGGGCAGTTCGTCATCTGCTAAATCAAAAGCCCCCTCACGGGGGCTTTCTGTCCAACTGCTCAGCCTGCATCGCCGCCGCGATGCCCTTCACCTTCTCCAGGCTCAGCCGCAAATTGCGCGCGTCCATCCGCATACCCACAAAAATTGGCTGTTGGCCTTTCCGATTGACATAGTCTGTCAATGGGAAATAACGCCAGAGATGACGATTGTAATAACGTTGCATGTCTTTAAGTTTCTGCCATGTCCAGTCAAAGGCAACTTTAAGATCATCACGCCCAAGCGCATTGAGTGGAATCAATGGCTGAAGGTATGGCTCACCGCCCCATTCGATGATCTTTTGTGCCCGCTCATGACAGGCTGCTACCGGTTCATTTCCAATTAAAACATATACCTGCTTGCGCCTTGGCGATTCATCTCTGAGAATAGTCATCATGCGCCTGACCTGTGGCTCTTCTTTCGTTTCGTCAAATGCAAAACGCCATGGCCCGCGCAAGATCGCTTTCCATCGGTGGTAAGTGCTTTCATCAAATGTCAGCGGCTCAAAACCGCTGTTGGCATCTGTGAGTGTCACGCTGAATGCCTGATATTTCTCGATGATGAACTCCTGATACTTCACTGGCAATGCGGATAGATTGTTGTCACATAGGATCGGGCGCGGTGTGAAGTCAGGCAGGAGTGTGAATTGCAAGCCTTCCATTTTCGGAACGATGCAAAAATAACAGCCAACAGGACAGCCTCGACTCGCTATGGTCGCTTGAGGATTATGATGTATCAATGCATCTACCTCACTGCCGCCGATCTCGGCTACTTCTGACAAATAGTTTCGGCGCACGAATAATCCTGGCCCACCTGCTCTAACACGGTAGCCCTGTGCATGATACCAAGCAGCACGTTGATACGCATCCGGCAAGCGCCATGAGAAGGCGATAGACAAATAAGCGGTGTCGCCCTCTATCCATTCTGCAAATCCTCCAGACCAGCCCATCTTGTTACCTTTCTATATCAAAAGCCCCCTCACGGGGGCTTTCTGTCCAACCGCTCAGCCCGCATCGCCGCCACGATCCGCCTCACCCTCGCCAGGCTCAGCCGCAAATTGCGCGCGTCCATCCGCGCTATCATCAACCAATAACGCAGGTCTTCGAGTAGCAGCCGCATCCGCTTGCTCTGCCTCACGCCGACTCCACTGACTGCTCAGCATCACTGGCGCAACCACCAGCGCCGAGGCCGCGAGCAAGCACAGGCACACGCCCAGCCAAAGCCAGTCCATTTCTCTTTGCAGATATCCATTTGCAGATATCCATGACGGATACACCCGGTCACGCCCGATCTGGCCATACGTCAGACCATAGCCAGCCACCGATATAGCGCGTGTAGGCGGGCGGGATGGCCTGATCCATTTCCGCTCGCGTCATCCAATTCAGTCCGCTTGCCTCCCGGCATGCCTGCGCGGAAAATTCATATCGGTCGTTGTCTCGGCGGCGTGTTCCGCTAATCAAAACCGGGACGCCTGAATGATCGCAGGGTGGCACGAGTCTGGGCGGAAATGACAATTCAAAATAGCGATGACGCCAAACTTTCAAGCCGAACATTGAACCGCAGAGCATGACGGGATTGATGAGATGGCGACGCCCATTCTCAACGTTCTCGATGATGTAAGGTTGTCCGGTTGCTGCCAACGCGATGCGTGTCTGCGGTATCAGATTGAGATGCCTTCCGCGAAAAGCTACAGGTGTCAGTTCACTCGCAAATTGGCATGGCGGACTCGCGTGTATCACATCATACTCTGTCCCGCGCGCCGCGCAGAACTCCAACGCATCGGCCTGATAGAATTCGTCCCCGACATAGTGCGGTTGTGGTTTGATGTCCACACCGACTACATAGAAGCCGGCTTCCTGATAGCCACGACACGCTCCACCTGCTCCGCAGAACAAATCCAATAGTCTCGGTTTCATGTGTCATCTACAGCACCCGCCACACCCAGCTCCAACTGCTCCGGCGTCCGCCACCTCGCCCCCAACCAGCGCCGCGTGTCCACCCCCACGCCGCGCCACTGCGGCTTCGCCGCCGGCGCCGGGTACGGCAGCGCCTCCATCACCGCCTTCCACTCGCGCTCGGACGGATACACCCGGTCACGCCCGATCTTGCCATACGTCAGACCATTGTCAATCTTGAACGCCAGCCGCAGCCCCTTCTTCAATGTCACCGATTGCAACACCCCCGGCTGCCTCGCCGCGCCGCGCAACAGATCGCCCACGACCTTCTTCAACGGCATCACGCCCTCCTTTCCAGACGCCAGCGCATCACACCGCCACGCATCTGCCTCACCCCACGCGCCTGGGACCACACCCGCACGTACAAATCGCCCTCGAGGCGCATGTCCTCGCGCAGCAGCCCACATCGGCGGAGCCATGTCAACCGCCCGACGACCTGCTCACGCTCCAGCCCACGCCAGCCCATCGCCCGCAGCGCGTCCAAAATATCCTGCAGGTCAAACCGCCGCCGGGCCTCACGCGCTCGCCCGAGCAAAACCAACAGACAGTCGTCGAGCGGACTCAAATCAAACGTCGTCGTCACTGCCGCCATCTCAGTCTCCTTCGCACAAATCATTGTTCCGGATGTTCCGCGCAATGCTCGCCCCCATGCCCCCCACCATCTCCGGCGAGCGCAGCGCGATCCACCCCGACCAGAGCTCAATCTGCTTCCGGATGTCTTCCGGCGTGTCGCCCTCCCCCAACGCCAGCTGCACCGACTCCAGCGCATAGTCATACGCCACGCCCCCCAGCTGGCACAGCAGCCGCGCCGTCGCGTCGGCAAACGTTAAAGCGCCCTGCCCATCTGAGTCCGCTGCCAGCGGACTCAACTTATCCACAGGGGAGTTATCCACAACTAGAGGGTTAATACTTAAAACAGTAGTAGTAGTAGTGTGGATAACTTCTGAGTCCGCTGCCAGCGGATTCATCGACACCTGTCTATCCATCGCCGCGGCCGGGGACGACATAAAGCAGCGCGCGTCCGGAGTCAGCGCCCAGCACGGCCAGCGCCCGTTCGGCAGCCCGACCACCAGACTGTACTCCGGGCGCGACAAAATCCGGCAGGCGTTCGTGGCCGCCTCGTCCGAGCACCCCACCTCGTCGGCGATCTCCGTCTTCGTCGAGGGCTTCCCCAGCAGCATCAACGCAAACAGCACGTGCAGCAGGTAGCCCTGCTTCAACTCCCGCAGCCTGGTCACACCCTCCTCCCCCGCGCCGCGAGCGGCAAACCCAGCGCCGGAAGCCCAAGCCGCAACCGGATCAGCCGCGCCTCGAGCACCTCGCATACGAACTCGGCCGCGTTCGCGTCGCGCGAAACCAGCAGCGTCCGGCTGTAGCGCCTGGGGAAACAGACCTCCACCACCAGGTACACCGGCGGACGCCCGTCAAGGCATGCCCGACTTTGCACCCCATAGCCCACCACCAATGAGACGCCCAGTGAGGCGTTCACGGCTCGCCCCCTTCCAGAAGTTCGCGCTGCACCGCGAACGCCACGTTTGGGGGCAGCCCCTCAATCTTGTCGTCCACCTGCACAACGATCCACCGGCCCGGGTTGAGCTCGATGCGCGTTTCGCCGACGACCAACTCCGCCCCGCCCACGAAGACCACAACCTCAATCGCCTCATGCTCGTACAGCCAGCGCACGTAACCCTGAAACTTTGACGGGAGCTGCCACGAGTCGAGCGCGCCGGGCTTCGGCCCGGGCCGCCATCCACGCCCGATAGCCCGGTTCGTCGAGGCGGGCGAGCTCGTAGCGCCAGCGTCCCCCCTTGGATCCGTCAGCCCGCCGCCAACGATCACGGGCGTATCGGCGGCGAGAGCGGCGTCGTCCGCGCCCGCCGGTGTAGTTGTACTCGCGCCAGTTCTGTCCTTCTGCCATTGGTCGAACGAACGTCGAGGCATCACTCACTCTCCCTTCATCGCCTTCGCTTTTGGGACGCGCCCGTTCCCGGCCCCATCCCCCAAAGGGACGCTTTGCAGCAGCGGCTCCGCGCCGGCCGTCGAAGCCTTGCCCCTCCGTTCATCCGCTCCATCCGCTCCATCCGCTGCCGAAGCCCGCGCCCGCGCGATCTTCAGCCCCCACAGACTCGCGCCGACCAGCGTCACCATCGCCGGCGCGATCATCCGCACGACCAGACTCATCCACGTGGGCGCTGCATACCCGGCCGTGATCGCCGCCTCGCCGATCTGCGCCAGCACGCTCACGGCCACGTTCACTGCGAACACCAGGAACGCGCCCGCCGCGACGCGGCTCTCGCGCTCCTCCATCAGCAGCAGCCCGCAGACCACGATCGCCCCTTCGATGCTCGACGCCGCCAGATAGGCCCACCACGGCGCGCTCGGGTCCCCAAACAGCCCGAACAGCCGCGCCGTCTGCCACCAGGCCGCAGAGACGCTCCCCAACGCCAGCAGCCACGTCAAAAAATCGGCCAACGCCGACACAAACGATCCTCTATCTTTCATCGCGTCCTCCATGCCTTATAATGGACGCAGCGACCGGCGTCCTCCGGTTCAGAGTGGCCCGCCCCGAACGGCTGGCCACTCTCCTTCTCTACTGCCCGGCTGGTCAAGCCGACTCCAACCTCGCACTTCCTTTCCGCCGGGCCACCGTGCTGCAAACACGGCGGCCCACTCCAAAACTGCACGAGCACGCGCGACCCACGCGCGGACTCTCCTCACTAAGGAGAAGATCATGCACGCCGCTCTCGAACAGCTGCACAATCGTCTCAGCCTCACCCACTCCACCCGCACCGTCGAAGCCTACCTCACCGAACTGCGCCGCTTCAGCGCCTGGGGCGGACGAGCCAACAGCAACCCCGCCGACCTCGATCGCTACCTGGCCGAACGCAAAGCCGGAGGCCTCGGCAGCTCCGGCCTGGGCGTCGCCGTGTGCGCGCTCCGCAAGCTCTACCGCTTCCTGGACCTGCCTGCCACCGTCACGCACCTGAAACTCCCAAGAAACCCGAAGCGCATACAGCGCGCCCTCACCGCCGACGAGCTCATGCGCCTGCTCTCCACCCTCGACAGCAGCACCGTCACCGGCAAGCGCGACCTGGCCCTCGTCGGCCTGGCCGTCAGCGCCGGGCTGCGCGCCACCGAGCTCTGCCGCCTACGCCTGGCCGACGTCGATCTCGAACAAGGCCAACTGAAAGTTTTGTGCAAAGGGGGACAGTGGAAGTTCGGCGTCTTCGACGCCTACGCCGCGGCGCTCATCGCGGCCTGGCTCCCCGTCCGGCCCGCGGCGGCCGCCGACACGCTCTTCGTCTCGCTCGCGCGCTCGTCACTCACGCGCGGCCAACCCCTCACCCGAGGCGGACTGAAAACCCTCTGCCGCCGCCTGGCGATCCGCGCCGGCATCCCCCACTTCAGCCCCCACTCGCTCCGCCGCACCTTTGCCACGCTCGCCATCGAATACGGCGCGCCATCGCGCCTCCTGCAGGAGGCCGGACGCTGGTCGTCGCTGGATTATGTGGAGTTGTACTCACGGGGCGTGCGCATGAAGGCGTTCACCCAATACTCGCCGCTGGCGCGGCTCATGGGCCGATGACCCCCAATGAACCCCTAAGGCTCTAATGTGGGTTCAATTCCTGCCTGGGGCAACTGTCGTGCTGTTCGGTTTGTAATGTGCTGATCGTCGCTCTGCCTGCCAGGGACGCGAGCACGATCGGCCGCTGAGGCCGAATGGCATGACAAGCGCGCTCAACCTAAGCCGGTTGGGCGCGCTTCTTCTGCCACGTCTGAAACTCTTTGAGGGGGATGACGTAGGGCGAGTTGCTCACGCCGGGGTCGAGCTTGCGCGCGCTCGGAAATGGGCCATCCGCGCCCGCGCCGATCAGCTCGTGGATGTACTGCCGACTGCATTCCGCCCGCTCCGCCGCCTGCCCCACTGTGATCTCTTCCATGTACAAGAGATTACTCCCAAACTTGACGCACGTCAAGAAGGAAAATCCCCCCTGCCCAAACCCGATCCTAACCGTGTCGGCCCGCGTCCCGCGTCCATCCGGCCTACCGCATTCGTTCCTCATTCGTTCCTCAGAAAAACCTACCCCCCGGCCGGACGCCCACGCTTGCGCTTCAAGCGCCCATCGGCGTGCCCCGCCTCGCTCCGCCGCCGCTCGATCTCCGCTTCGACTTCCTTCACCAACACCCGCTGCTGCTTCTGCGGGTTCGGCTCGCGCGCATCCCGCAGCAACGCCATCCGCCCGTGCAGGCACAAGGCCAGCAGCGCCGATCCCGAAACCCCGATCCGCCGCGCCGCCTCACTCATCGTCAACACCTCGCGCTCGCCCACCACCACCGGCTTCCACTCTTCGTAACGCCGCATCAAAGTTGGCATAGGCCTCTCCTTTCCCTCTAGCATAATCAACTTTTACTTGTTGTCAAGCAGATCAGGCAGAAAGAAGCCAGCGACCCGAAAGGGGCTACGTGCAGGCTTCGGCGTCCCAAGCCGGGGAGCGTTAAAGGAAAGCGATCGGCGTCCCGAGCCTTGATCCTGACCCCGCGGGCCTGCCCGTAGCCACAGCCCGCCGCAAAGTCACAGCGTTCCGACGAAGGAAACAAAAGCAAACCGGCGCGACTCCAGCGGAGTACCGCTTGGGTCGCGCCAGAGGCATGGTAACGACCGCGCGGCGCGCCAGACTCCAGCGGAGTACCGCTTGGGTCTGGCGCGCCGCGCGGATTAGAGAGATCAAAGGAAATAATTTTGACGTCCCTTCGGTGAAGCGCCGACGACCGTGAGGCGTCGTGGCGCAACGAAGGTTTACCCGGCATACGCAAAGAAGGTTTATACCCTTACCCTACATCCCCTAAAAAATCTTCAAGGTCAAGTTCAAAAGAGTTTTCATTAAAGGGTTGGTTTTTTTGGGGGCGGGGCTGGGGCTGGGGCCGGGGGGAAAGTCCAGTCTCGTCAGGCCGGGGGGCTGCGCGTCGCGGTGTCGGGGGCCGGCGCTCTCGTGGCTCTTTCGTGCCGGTTTTCGGCACGTTCGTGCCTGTTTTCGGCACGTTCGTGCGCTTGTGTCGGCACTCCACCCGTGCCACCATGCCTCTGTTCGTCGGTTCTTCTTTCAATCATTGGGGTTCACGCCATGTCCGCTCCTCCTTTCGCTCCCGCTTCCGTCCCCGTCCCGCCCGCCGCTCGTCGGCTTTCTCGCCTCGCGCGCGCCGCCGGCGCGTTGCATGGCCGCCTCCGCTTCTCCCCCGCCGTCGGTCTGCGCTTGCTCTTTGTTTTCCGGTCCGCCGTCGCCGCCTCGCACTTCTGCTCCCGCTGGTCTCTGTGCCCGTTCTGCTCGTGGGGCGCGGCCCGCTGGGTGTGGGTGCGCGGCGCGGTCGTCGTGGTGTGGCTGTGGTGAGGCGCGCGGTGTCCCCCATCCACCCTCTCGCCGCCGCCGTCGTCTGTCCGTCCTGTGGTCAGCCGTTTGTGGCGTTCTGCTCGCCCATCCCCGCCGGGTTTTCGTCGGTGGTCTGGTGCGGTTGTCCGGCCTGTGGCGTTCACGCACAGCACCCCCGCGCGCGCTTCGTCCCCGCCGGTCAGCCCCTCACCGGCGCGGTCGGGTCCGGCCAGGCGGCCGCGCAGTTGCCCCTGTTCGCATAGCCGCGGTTTTCGTAGTTCGCGTTTTTTCGGTCAGAGGCCAAACATGACTCGTCGTATGCAGTGTCCCGGCCAAGCAGTGGAACCCCACCCCCCCAGCCCCCCGCCCCCGTCGGGCGGGGGGGGCGCAGGTCAGCCCCCGTCACACACCATCGGCATCATTCAAAATTCCCTGTTCAACGTCGGCATCAAAGAATACTCGCGCGAAGGCCGCCACCGCGGCTTCATCTGCGCGTGGTTCGCCGCGTGGGGCCAGGCTGCGCGCCTGGCGCGCGGCCTCGGCCCGGCCGCAACCGTCCGCCGTGACTGCGCCGGCGGGTGGTTCATCATCATCCGCTTTCACACGTCCGGCCAGTCGTGGAGGTAGGCCAACATGTGTGTCTATCTCATCCACTTTGAAAACCCAATCCCGCGCGGCACATCGCGGCGCGGGACGCCACTGGTCGCCGGACACTATCTCGGCTACACCAACGACCTGAACCAGCGCATAGACGCTCACCACTCCGGCAACGGAGCGCGACTGATGGAGGTCATCACACAGCGCGGTATCGGCTGGACGCTGGTCCGCACGTGGCCGGACGCCGACCGCCAGTTTGAGCGCCGCCTGAAAAATCAGAAAAACACACCGCGCCTGTGCCCGCTGTGCCGCGAGGCGGCATTGGCCCGCAGGCGCACCTACTCCCGGAGGACACCATGATACTCTCTCTACCCCCCCAACCACGTCTGCACGAGATGGTCTCACGCGCAGACGAGCGCGCCTACGCCGCCGCGATGTCGGCCTGGCGCGAGGCCTGCTACACCGCGCGCATCGCGGCCAGCGTCCCCGCCGTCCGCCACGTGGACGAGCCAGAACCTGGCGCGACCAACGTCCGCATCGTCGCATACGTCACGCTGCCCGGCACCGCCGAGGCCGAGGCCACGCTCCGCCGCAAGGACTACGGACCGGGTTTCGTCGAAATTCACTGTGACTGCAATGAGTGCTGTGCGCCGGACGGCATGGCGCACTTCGTCAATGGCGTCGGCCACCTGTGCGGCCACGTCGTCGCCTACAAGCACAGTCTCTAATGGAGGATACCATGAACAACAACGACCGCAAGCCCGCCACCCGCACGCCCGCACCGAACCGCACGCTTGACTCCTATTTCCCGTCGCGCTTTCTGAAAGTCGCAGACCTGCTTGCGTGGAAGGCCACCGAGATCACGCCGACCATCGCGCGAGTGGCCGAGGAGGAAGTCCAGCCCGAGCCGAACGACGAGAAGGAATGGAAGCTCGTTCTCTACTTCGCCGCGAAAACCGGCGGCGAAGTGGGAAAGGGCTACCTGGTTAGCTCGAAGGCCGACAAAGAGGCGCTCAAGGCAGCGACCGGCGCGACCACCGCGCTTGACCTGGTCGGCCAGCGCGTCCGCGTGCACATCGACACCTGGCGCAAGAAGAGCGTGCTGCGCATCGATCCCGCCCCGATCCCGGCCACATCCCCCGCGCATACTGAGCAGAGCGCAGCGCAGTCGAAGGACGCCCGCGCCGCCGACAAAGCCGCCCTGTACGGCGACGTGCAGGGCGAGCGCGAGGACTACGCACCACGCTGCGAGCACGGCCAGCCCGCCAACGGATGCGAGGTGCCCGGCTGCCCGCACCACTTCTAGCCGCCACACGCCCCGCGCCCGCGCCCCCGCCGGGCGCGGGGCAACCGGAGGACACATGAAACTCTAACCAACTTTTTGCCATTTTCGGACCGGGATTGTGCTACACTCACTTTCACACATCACACACAACGGAGGACACCATGAGCGGCATGAACTGGGACACCATCACAAAAGTAAAGGGGAAGGCCATTTGGGAACACGAGCACGAATGGACGACCGAGCGACTGACATGCCAGAAGAACGGCGTGTGGAGGTACGAGGACGAGAACGGCGGCGCAAACGGCGCAGAAGAGAGCCGAGGCACCACCGTCTACACCCTCAGCGCACAGGAAGCCGCCAACCTCCTACGACAGTGGGGCGTAAGCGAAGACGAAATCGCCAGGGTGGAAAATCTCGCTGAGTTAGTCGCAGCCAACCTGCCGGATTAGCCACGCGTCCCCACAACCGCATACCGACCACCCGCCCCCTCTCACCCAGGGGGCTTTTCATTTATATCGCGACGTGGCCGAGTACGGCCACGTGGGGCGGGTACGTCCGCCCCACACCCCCGGTGCGGCAAGCCGATGGCGCGAAGTGAGCGCGCCACTGCCGCACCGCATCGCGCCGACTAGTGCACGGCGCGCTCGCCGCGAGTACGCGGCGGTGG